TGGCCGCTGTTTGCTTCTGCTTGAACTCGTCAACCTTGCTGCCACCAAGACCCAGCAACCCGACCAGGCGCTGCATCTGATCAGCCATGAACTTGAACACCGGGTTATCCGTCAACGCCTTAAACCCATTGATCACAAAGGCCAGCACCTTTGACACGTTCTGCAGGTGCCAGACCATCGCCTCAAACACCTTGATCAGCACGTTCTGCAGCAGGTCGATCACGCCCTTCAGCTCAACATCCGAAAAGGCGTTTTTCAATGCATCAACCACCGGCTGCACAGCCTTCACCACCTTCGGGAAGATCGCACCAGCCAGGTACTCATACCAATCCGTCAGCTCCTGCACCGCCCACGTGATCCCCTCCATCGCCTTGATCACGATGGGTGCCAAGGCGCTACCGATCTGGTTGAAGAGCTTGTCGGCCACCTGGCCCAAGTTCTTCATCGCCTGCTGCTGTGCGTTCAGCGTGCTGCCAAAGCCATCCGCCGCCAAAGCCGCTTCAGACAGGGCCTTGTAGATCACATCGCTGGTGATCTTGCCCTCTTCGCCCATCTTGCGAATCTCAGCCGCCGATACGCCCATCGACGATGAGATCGCCTGCGCCAGCTGCGGCATCCTCTCCAAAATGGCCCGCAGTTCATCACCTTGCAACTTGCCCGAACCAAGCGCCTGACTCAACTGCAGGAATGCCCCAGCCGCATCCTCTGCTGTGGTGCCTGATTGCATAGCAATGGCGTTAAAGCCCGTGTAGATCTCGCCTGTCTCTTTCAAGCCAAATCCCAGGCCCTTCAGCCGGCCGTAGGTATCGGCCAACGCTGTTGTCGCCTGCGTCTGGCTGATCCCAAACTGCGCGGTCGCCTTCGATGCCAGCGCCAATGCAGCCTGATATTCACCTGTGCTGCTGGTGAAGTTCTTGAGCTTCTGCTCCGCAGCTCCGCGCTCAAATGCTGTGTTCAGCGATTTGCCAAGCAATGCCGCAGCAGATGTCACCGCAGTCAACGGGCCCAGCGCCGCTTGCAATGCAGCACCCAATCCAGATGCGCTAACTGCCGCAGAGTTCAGCCCACCAGCCGCTGCCTTGCCCGCAGCACCAAACTTCTGAATGTTGTTTGCCGCGCCGCCAGACTGTGCTGCTGCTTTATTGACAGCGTTGATCTTCTGAACCGCCGCATCGAGGGCCTGAGTCTGCGCCTTGAACTCAAGCCCGACACTATATACTGTCGACATTGAATTACAAGGAAGCGGGGGCGGTGGGTCGGCTTGAAGGCTCCAACTGGCAAGAGCGCCGCTCTGGTCATGCTACTCACGGCATGACTGGAACACCCGCTTGGCATTCCTGGGTATCAATGCGTCAGCGCTGTCACTACCCAGGGGACATTGCTTACAAAAACTACGGGGCAAGAGGTATTAAGGTCTGCTCGCGGTGGATGAACAGCTTTAAGAACTTCTACGAAGACATGGGTGACCGCCCTGAAGGGACATCCCTAGAGCGAATCGACAACGATGCCGACTACAGCCCAGAGAACTGCAAATGGGCAACAACACCAGAACAAGGCGCAAACCAGCGGACCAATCGCCTGATCACGCATAACGGCGAAACGTTGACGATGATGCAATGGTCGCGACGCACTGGGCTTAGCAAGCACGTTATTAGCGGACGGCTCAAGGCAGGTTGGCCTGTTGACAAGACACTTGAGACCCCAGCGCATGGCACTCGGTCTCAATGCAAAAACAGCTCCAAGCTCACAGCGTCTGACGTGCTTGAAATACGCGCGTCCAGCCTGTCCGCAAGCGCGCTTGCCCGCCAGTATGGCGTTAGCTACGCAAACATCTACGCAATCCTAAAGCGCAAAAGCTGGCGCAATCTTTAACGCCGCCTGGCCGCCTTCCTTTGCGCCTCCTGCGCTTCTGACGCCTGGAGATCGAGGTATCCACCCCACAGAAGAAGCTCTTCAGTGGTCATGTGTTCCATCAGATCCCCAACCGTCATATGCAGCTTCTCCGCTAGGAAGAACAAGAACCTCAGCTCGCCGTCTTCCTTGAAGAAGGCCGCGATTGCTTGGGGCTCATGTCGTCATCCTCCTCCTCCGCAACTTCCTCCTTCGCACCCATCAGGACAAGCAGTAGCTCGTCGATCACCTTTGCTGGCAGGTCATTACGCAGCTCCGCCAACTCACCAGGAGCGAACAGCTTGGTGCCGTTTTCATCCGTTGCCTTTGAAGCCAGCAGCTGCAACGCAAAGTCGATCGCGTCATCAGACTTCGCCTGCTTCTGCGCACGCTGACGCTCAGCGATCGTCAGAGGCGTCATCCAAAACTCGAACTCGCCGCCGTCAGGCAGTTCGACGCTCTTGCGCTGCGTTGACATGCTGCAAGCAGCACGGAGCCGATCAAGTGCTCTCATAGGAATGGGTGTGAATCTCTTCAATCCTAGGCAGGCGTATGGGGGTGATCAGCACACCCCCAGACAACCCGGCTGGGATTCACCACCAGCCCCTGCAGACTAGACACAAAAAAAGCCGCCCCGAAGGACGGCCCTCAAGTCTTCTCTCTGATCAGAGAGTAACGCCGAACAAGGCTTTCGGCTGTGCAGCCAGGGTGAACTGGATTTCAGCCTCCACCACGTCATCGGTGTTCACCGAGACGCTGAAGCCGTTCAAGGACACCTGAGCCTCGATGTAGTTCGATTGAGTGTCATCAATCGCGGCACCAGTGCCAGCCACAGCATTGATGTACAGCTTCACCGTGGCGAGGCTGTTCTTGTACATGCTGTTGGCCAGCAGACGGTTCGACATCCCCTGACCGCTGGTGAATACAACGGTCATGGTGCCTTCGCCAGAAGCGAAACCAGCTTGGCTGGTGCGGAACGTGGCGTAGCGAGACGCAGCACCGCCCACCTTGCAAGGCAGGGTGGTGGTGTCCACCGTTTCACGGGACAGGTCAAGAGACCATTCCTTCACACCGCACAGTGCATCAACAGGTGCAAATGCAATGTTGACGTGACCAGCGGAATCGGCAAATGGCACCGCAGCTGTCAGCGTGGCAGTACCAGAGAAGGGAGTGGTTGGTGCTGCAGCATCAATCGCTGCACCACCAGGACCTGAACCACCTTCCAGACTGATGCTGCTTGCTGTCGTGGCATAACCAGTACCAGCGGTAGTGATCGTGATCGCTGCGGCGGTCACGCCACCACCAGCAGGCACTACAACAGTGGCCTTTGCGGTCACGTTGGTGCCCTGCTTCAGGCTGACGTTGGTATAGGTGCCAGGTGTGTAGCCCGCGCCAGCAGTGGCAGCCGTAAGGCTGGCAATGCCAGAACCGCTGCTGCCGTTGCCGCCATCACCGTTAAGAGTGATAGGCGCACCGCCCTTGGTTGCAGACACATCAACCTTGCCGGCTACAACAGCCACCACGTAATAAGTGGTGCCAGCAGTCAAGGCAGAGTCCAGCTTGCCGCCGTCTTCAACCTTGAACACCACCGAATCACCAACGCGGAAATCCGCATCAGTAGGCACGGTGATGCTGGTGCCAGCAGAAAAGTCAGTGTGATCTTTAAGGCACCAATGGGTGCCTGCAGGGGAGAACATCACCAGGCCGTCTTGGCCGGTGAGGCTGCTCGTTGAACATGCGACTGGCATGTCAAGACCTCATAGAGAACAGGCGGGGGCGTCTGTTACCTGCGGGGGCTCAGGCTCTCTAAGCCTACGCAACCCGAGCTGCCCAAGCGCAACTGATCGAGTTGATGTGGTGAGGGCGGGCATCATCACGGACCGTCGTGGGGCCAGTGATATTCCGAGTAGAAGCCTGCACTAATCCGGCTCTCTCCGAATGCTTGCCCAGCTTTTGCCATTCCTTGATCACCTCAAGACAGATGTCCTCGCCTGGTTTGCTGCCACGGTTCTTGGGCGTGTAGACGTTGCACAGCACGCTGCCCCGTAAATGCTCCGAGGGCCCACAGCCAATCACATCCTCTGTCGTATCCGTAAAGCTCATGCTCACCGTTGCGTAAGGCGCTGCAGGGCCAGGCGGTGTCTCGCCCACACCATCAAAGAAGATCTGATCAGCTGGAATCC